AGCATATGGCGTCGTATGCGTCCACTGAGCATGGCTATGTGATCGGTCTGATTTCGGTCAGATCTGAGCTTTCGTATGGTCAGGGTGTTCCGCGGACTTTTTCGCGGCAGACTCGGTATGATTTTTACTGGCCGTCTCTTGCCGGCCTCGGTGAGCAAGCGATTCTTCGCAAGGAGATTTTTGCCACTGGTAATCCGGCGTCTGACGATGTGGTGTTTGGTTATCAGGAGCGTTGGCATGAATACCGGACTCGGTATTCAGAGGTAACGGGTCGTTTCCGGACGTATGTCCCGGGGACGTTGTCTGCGTGGCACCTCGCGCAGAATTTTGTGAGTGCGCCGGTTCTTGGACAGACGTTTATCGAGGATAGTCCGCCGATGGCTCGTGTACTTGCTGCTGGCGGAGAGGCTGCTGCTCAGCATATTGAGTATTTGGCTGATATTCTTATCCAGCGTGAGGCGGTTCGTCCGCTGCCGATGTTTGGTACGCCAGTGACGCTGGGTCGGTTTTAATGCCTATTGATCCTGTTATCGGTTCTTTGATTTCGGGTGTTCTTTCGACTGCTGGCGGTTTGTTTACGAACCGCCAGCAGGTTCGAGAGGCTCGTCGTCAAGAGGCTTTTCAGGAGCGTATGAGTAATACAGCCGCGCAGCGTGCGGTAAAGGATTATGAAGCTGCGGGTTTGAATCCTGCGTTGGCGTATGAGCGTGGAGCGTCGTCTCCTGGTGGCGCTTCGGCGGTTATTGGTAATGTTTTAGAGCAGGGTATTAGTTCGGCAAGGGCTGCGCGTTTGCAGTCCGAGACGCTTCGCAATATGCAGCAGCAGAATACGCTGATGCAGAGTCAGAAGGCAGAGGTTATGGCGCGAAAGGGTGAGGCCGAGGCTCGTACGCGTTATATAATTGAGCAGGAGCAGACTGAGAGGCAGCGGCGTAATTTTGAGGCCGCTGTTCAGCCGAGTCGTGCAGCGATGGCTGCGCTTGAGGTGTTATATCAGCGGAGTATTAATGCGTCGGCTGATGTGCAGGCGAAGTATGATCAGAAGTTCGGTATGATTGATAGAGGATTCGGTACGGCCGGTAAATTGATGTCTGGTGTTTTGGGTGGTGTAACTTCAGGTGTATCTGGTGCGGTGCAACAGATGCTTCGTAAACCCACAGTTATTAACAGGTATCGGTAATGCCGTTTTTATTTGATGAGATGCGTGAGATTGCCGTGAAGTCTTTGGATATTGGTATTAGTTTTGATATTTCTGAGGATATGACACGGCAGGAGTTTAAGCAGGAGTGTGATGTAAATCACATTTTGGCGCAGCATGGATATGTTGCTCGTCCGGTTGTGTATGGGGAACATAATTTTGATGAGGATCTGACTGCGAAGATGCAGTCTAGGTCCGTTTTTCAGGCGTGGTACGATTCCGCGCCGCTTGATGTTCGTGAGATGTATCCCGATTTGGGGTCTTTTTTGGCCGCAGTTGGCTCAGGAGCCATTAATACGGGTACAGAAGTAGCTGAGGAACCCTCAGCTACTTCTGACCCGTCAGCAAGCCCGCCAGCGGCGGGCGCGCTAGGTTAGCACGTATACTATACTTGATAAATACGTGCTAACTGACAGCTTTTCACTTTTAACCCAGAGGGTACGGCGATGCGACGGATGGGAGCAGGTAAGGGTCGGTCCGCGAAGCGGTTTAAGGCCCGTGCAGGAAAGACGATGGCGCTCAATCTTCGGAATCCGCTGCGAGGCGGTTGGAGGCTGTAAACGTGGCTTGCCACCATCCGTTTCGGATGTGGCGACATAACGGCAAGGTTACGCTACGGAGGCCTGAGTCTGATGATCGCGAAGCGATGGATATGCCGTGTGGTGGCTGTCTTGGGTGCCGTATGGACCGTGCTAGGTCGTGGGCTATTCGTAATCGTCTGGAGTTGGCGAATCATGCGAAAGCGTGTTGGACAACCCTCACGTATTCAGATGAGAATTTGCCCGCGAATCGGTCCATTCGGCGAGATCATCTCTCCGGCTACATTAAGCGTTTACGAGCGCGTTTGTCGTCTGAGAAAATCAGATTTTTTGGTTGCGGAGAGTATGGCGAGCGTGGTGGGAGGCCTCACTACCACGCGATTTTGTATGGAATCGATGGCACGGAGTCGTCGATAACGAAAGCGTGGCCTTTTGGACACGTGGGTGTTCATTCGTTGACCCCTTCCGCGATTAAGTACGTCGCGGGTTATTGTTCGAAGAAAGAGGGGTGGCATGGTGAATTTCGTGAGGTACTTGACAGAAGTACTGGCGAGTTGTATGGTAGAGAAGCGCCTTTTTTGTTGATGTCGAGGCGTCCTGGTATAGGTGGCGAAGCGCGTAAGCATTGGCAAAGTTGGGCGCGTTTTGCTGTGATGGACGGGACGAAGTTTCCGGTGCCTCGGTATTTGCATGAGGCGTTTAAGAAGGAAGCGGATCCGTTGTTGCTTGAGCAGGTGCAGTTTGAGAAGTGGAGTCATCGTAAGGTGGTAACTCGGGACGAGTTGGACGCGTCTGAGGCGGTTGCCAAAGCGCGGTTGTCACTTCAATCTGCCAGGAGGATGTACGGATGATGACGGTTTATGGAATTCGTGATAAGGTTGCCGAGAGCATTGGTCAGCAGGTTTGGCTGTTTAAGGCCGATGCTGCTGCTATTCGTTTTTTTCATGATGTTCTGAGTGATTCCAAGAGTTATCCGGCGAATCATCCTGATGATTATGAGCTGGTTGTTCTTGGTGTGCTCGCTGATGATGGTGTGATTACGACGGATGGTTGTCCGTCTGTTATTTTTACTGGTACGCAGTGGAAGCAGGCCAAGGATGCTGCTGAGGCTGCGAAACTTGATGAGGCAATTGGCTAATGGCTGGGTATCAGCTTCCGGCGCGTAAGCTTGCGAGTCAGCAAGATAGCGCGATGATTCAGCGGCCTGATGTGCCGCGTTCTAAATTTATTGGGTCGTTTACTCGAAAGACGACTTTCAATGCGGGTTTGCTTATTCCGTTTCTGGTTGATGAGGTGTTGCCGGGCGATCATTTGAAGTATGATTGTACGGCCTATGTGCGTATGGCGACGCCGTATTTTCCGATGATGGATAATCAGCGGATTGATACGCACTTTTTCTTTGTTCCGAATCGTCTTGTTTGGACGAATTGGCGTCGGTTTATGGGCGAGCAGGCAACGCCTGCGCAGTCCATTGATTTGACGGTTCCTACCGTTGCTATTTATAACGATCCGCTGACTGTTGGTTCAGTGGCGGATTATTTTGGTCTGCCTATTGGTACTCAACTTACTGGAAATCAGTTTGTTAATGCGCTGCCGTTCCGCGCTTACAATTTGATTTATAATGAGTGGTTCCGTGATGAGAATTTGGTGAATTCGGTGTATACCAACACTGGTGATGGTAGTGTTGGTTTTGGTGCGTATCCGGTGCTTCGTCGTGCGAAGTCACAGGATTATTTTACGAGTGCGCTACCGTGGCCCCAGAAGTTCACGGCGCCGTCGATTCAGTCGGCGGTGAGTGGACTTGGTATTGCTAGTGCCGATCTGAATGTTGGCACTGGGCCTATTGCGTCTGTTGTGGATACGTTTTCGCAGCCGAATAGTACTTCGTACGCGAATGCGTACAATATGACGCCTCCGTATTGGATGAAGGCGACGGCTGCTGGGTATCCACAGGTTTATGCGGAGGCCAGTGTTAATTCGTTTCGGCAGGCGTTTCTTGTGCAGCAGCTGCTGGAGCGAGATGCTCGTGGGGGCACTCGGTATACGGAAATTGTTCGATCGCATTTCGGTGTTATTTCGCCTGATGCTCGTCAGCAGCGCCCTGAGTATATCGGCGGCGGTACCTCTGCGCTGAATATTACGCCGGTGGCGCAGACGACTGGCGGTGCTGGTACGGTCGGTGTTCTC